CGCTTGTTTGGTCCCAAGGCACTACTAGAGGATATTTATCGTAGTAAGGTAACTCATTTTTATACTTAGGGTTATAGTTAAACATTACCATTTGACCAGAATAAAAGTATCCTTGCTGATTACTTGCATAATCTATGAATAGTCTTTCTGCACGATAATTGGTTCCGACTAAATCTTTAACCTTACCAAGATACCAACCGAGAGCAGATTGTGTATCTCCCGGTTTTGGTCTTAGTTGGTCAAAAACATTTTTAACTGCCATCTTATACCTTTAAATGTTCTTCTGTTAAAATTTTAAATTCCCACTTTCTATCATCGCAGTATTCTTTTGCCGCTTGCCATTTTGAATTATTAACTATCCAATTCTTCACTTCAGTCATATATCGCTTAGTCTTTCTTGTCTGAGGCACCGGCTCTTTTGTGTATTTTTTAGGTTTCACTTCAATTAAATAAGTTTTTAATTGATTGTCGTGAGATTTTACTTTCACAAAGAAATCAATAAAGTATCTGTGAACCCTCTTATCAATTGGGGATATATAAGGGATAACTACTTCTTCACTTCCCCATTGAACAACGGCAGGGTTATTATCACAATAAACCATAAATTTTAACTCCCAAGATGACCTATAGATAACATTTCTATAATCTCCGACATATTTGTGTGGGTGCTTGGGTAAATAACGACCTTTATAACTCTCTGCCATATTGAATATAAATATACTTGATTCAACTATTTATACCCCTTAGGACAAAAGAATGGCCAGAACCATCACTTCAAAAGAAGACAACTTATCCCCCTTAGATAAAAGCAGGGATGGTGACAAATACAAAATTGATAATTTGATGTATCCTATGGAATTAGGAACACCAGAATATGAGCATCATGTTGTTTTTTATATCAATGTCGATTCAACAAGTAAATTTCTTGGTGATGAAGAGCAAATGGGTGAGCGCAGTTATGTTGGACAAAATCGTAGTGCGGCACACTCAGGACAAATAGGTAAAGTAGCAGACGGACTTTCAGAATCTTTTGGAAACAAAGAAAAGGCATCTGGTGATGTTGCTACTAAAAAGAAAGATGATGGGTCATTGATTGAAGTAGGAAAAGCGGCCGGAGATTCTTTAAAAACATCTTTTGGTGTAGGTAAGTCAATGCGAAGACTAAAGGCCGCAATTGCTTTAACTATGCCACAATCATTTATTGCAAACTATGGGGTTCAATACAAGACTGGAGAACTAGGTTCTGTTCTTGGTGCGGCAATGAACGGAGGTATCTCCAACTTAGTCAATGTGATTAAAGGTGAAGGATTAAAAGGTGTTGCCGGAACATATGCGGGAGATACTGCTAGAATTATTGCAGACCAATTAGCAAACAAAATTCCTGTTCCTAAAAACTTAGCAAATGTCGAGAATGCGTTGCAGGCGGCATCACGCAGAGTTCAAAATCCATATATGGAACAATTATTTGAATCTGTTAACTTTAGAACATTCTTATTTAACTATGAATTCACACCAAAGAGTGAACAAGAGGCAAGAAATGTTGCAGAAATTATTAAAGCATTTAAATTTCATATGCATCCAGAGATTGTTCAAACAGGACTTTTCTACTTGTATCCTTCCGAATTTGATATTGTAATTTATTTTAAAGACAAGCAAAATGAATTTGTTAACAAAATTTCAACTTGCGTATTAACAGAATGTTCAATTAACTATGCATCAAGCGGAAGTTGGTCTACTTTAAGAAATGGTATGCCAACTGAAGTTACAATGCAGTTATCGTTTAAAGAGGTTGAACCTCTCACAAAAGAAAGAATTAAAGAGGGATATTAATGAGTTACTTTTCAAAGTTACCATCAATGTATTATTCTCTTTCTAAACCAGGAGAACAAGTTAAGGTTGAGATTGTAAAAGATATTTTTGTTCGTGCTGGTATTAGAAACGAACTAAGAGACAATATTTTTATTTACGATGAATATGATATCAAAGACGGCGAAACTCCAGAGATGCTTGCTGACCAATTTTATGGAGATTCAGAACTTCATTGGATTATTTTGTTGACAAATGAGATTCATGATTTCATATATGATTGGCCAATGACTGAAAGAGCATTGAACAAGTATGTTAAGAAAAAATATACAAGACCTTTAGGTGTTCATCATTACAGAAAAAGACAAACTTCAGGTGACCCAAATATTTGGATTACTGTTGATGCTTCATTAGCAGGTGCGGCAGGAGTTTATCCTGTTTCAAATTTGGAATACGAAGAGGGTGAGAATGAGAAAAAAAGAAGAATTAAAATTTTGAAAAAAGAAGCCCTAGGAGAATTTATTTCTGAGTTTGAAAAGATAATGGATAGACAGTAATGCCACAAAGAGAAAATGGTTTTTTTGCTGGCAAAGTCCAGTTTAACAAAGCAACAATTTATCATAATTCGATTGAATTAGATGTAATTCTAAATGGCGATAAGGAGACTTATGGTCCATTCTCTGTTGAGTTAATTGATATCATTGAAGAGATTTCACTCTTTGAAGATATCATGTCACCGTTTTTAACGGGCGAATTAGTTATAAACGATTCAACAAACATTCTATTAAATCTTCCTGTTTTAGGGCAAGAGATTTTAGAAATGGATTATCAAACTCCATTTTCAGATTCGAAAGTCAGTAGATTTTTTTATATCTACAAAGTATCCGAACCAATCATTACTGAAAAGAAACAATTATACAAATTGCATTTTGTTTCATACGAAGCAACAAAAAATATTTCTACCTCTATTTCAAAAGCGTTCAAAGGCAATTCAACAAATATCATTAAACAAATCTACGAAGAATTTTTAAAAGTAGATAATAAAAAACCAATTCGAACATTAGATTCGTCAGACGCTCTCAAATTTGTTTGCCCAAATTGGAGTCCAGTCAAAGCAATCAATTGGGTAACTAATCGTGCCATTTCAAGAAATTCAAGAGAAGCAGGTTTCTTCTTCTTTGAGACTGTAGATGGTTTTAATTTTTATGACTTAGAATATTTAATGAATAAAGGTTTCAATAGACCTTTTACAGACATTCTCGCTGAACAAACAGATGAGAAAAATGGACAACCACAAGGACCAGAAACTGCGCCAGGATTTTATGTGAGACCTGGCAATATTCGCAAACATCAAAATGGTGAGTTTCCTACTGCTGGACCTAAAGATACTGCTGAAGAATATAAGCAGGTTATAGATTTTTCTATTGAAGACAAAATTGATTTTCTTAAAGATGTTCAAGATGGAGCATTAGGAAATACTTTGATTGTTCATGACATTAGAACAAAACGAATTACAAAATATCAATATGATTATGTTGCAGACTTTGAAAAATTTACTCATATTGAAGGAAGCAAAATTTACTCTGATAAAGTTCAAGGTAAGTTTTATAATTCTTTTGTCAATGTTATGCCCATGCATTCTAGAAATTTCTTAGATGAAAATCACAACTATGTTAATGATTGGTATCAACCTAGATTATTAACAAGAAACAAATTAAATGCTATTAAGATTAGTAACTTTCAAATTAATGGTCATGTTAATTTAAATGCTGGAGCTTTAGTCTATTTTAGATTTCCTCAAGCACAAAGTTCTACAGATAATGCTTCTCCACCTGAAGATAAATATTTCAAAGGGTATTATCTTGTTACTGCATGTCGCCATGTGTTTCAACAAGACAAGCATACCATCTATATGGAATTAGTTAAAGATAGTTTTGCTACAGAAATAGGACAATAGTAATGTTTAACTTTAAACAATTTAATGAAGAAGTTGAGCATCAATGCACAGACTTGATTGCCGAAAAACTGATTCTTTATAATCAAGGTAAAAAATATGGGCAAGTTGTATTTCTTGCTGGCGGTGCTGGTAGTGGCAAAGGTTTCGCATTAAAGAATTTTATTCAATCTGAAATTTTTAAAATTCGTGATGTTGATGAATGGAAGAAACAATTTCAAGAATTAGCAAAAGTTCAAAAAATTGATGTGTCTTCTCTTTTAAAAAGATATTCAAGTTCAATTAAAGATTCTGATAAACAATTAATACAGACAGAGATTCTAGATAAAAACTTAACTCTAGATAAATTAGATTTACGCAATAGCACACATGTTTATCTTTTGCATGTATTAGTTAAGGCGGCAGGTGTTAAAGAAAGAAGTTTAGAATTATTACTTGCAAATAAAAATCCTGAGACATTACCTAATATTTTATTTGATGTGACATTAAAAGATGTTAGTGATATTAATAGTGTGATGCCGCAGTTAATTGAGGCAGGATACAAACCACACAATATTCATATTACATGGGTTCTAACAAAGTTCGAAGTTGCTGTTCAAAACAATGCAGGAAGAGATAGAGTAGTTCCTGAAGACATTTTGCTATTGACGCACAAGGGTGCCGCCAAGACGATGCTATCAATCATGAGAGAAAATCTTCCTGATGGTTTAGATGGTTCTGTTCATGTTATTTTGAACAATAAAGAAAATACAATTGCTTATGTTAACGCAGAAGGAAAACCTATTGCAAGCAAAGCAGGAAATATTGTTGTGAAAGACTTTATGTATTTGCTGTTGAAAAAAGAGAATGGTCCATTTTTTGATGATGCATTCATTAAAAAACAACTCTACAAATGGATTATGGATAATGTTCCGCAAGGAACTTTTGCAAGGAGAGAGTTAAATGTCTGATGGTAAAACTTTAGAGCAATTAGAACAAGAAGGTCAGATTGAAAAAAATCTTCATCTAAATGACGAACCTCAAAAAAAATATTTGGGGTTTATTGAGTTTATGAATAAAACACAAAAAGGGCAATCGGATGAAAACTCTATCGGAACTTAAACAAGAGTTGAATGAACAGACAAAAGTTGGAGATAAAATTATCCAACAAATTAAGGCATTGGATAAAAATGCTTTAATGGCCTATGGTGCAAGAAATTATGTGTCACTTAAAGATGGTATCCAATTTGATGTTAAAGGTTCTAAACACAAAGGAAGAATTATCATTCGTTTAAATTCTCAAGACTTGTATGACATTGAGGCAGGAACAATTCGTATGTTTAATTATAAAGTAGTTAAACAAGTTAGCGATGTTTCTGTAGAAAATTTAGTTTCAGTATTAGATAGTATTATTGGATAAAGATGCCTGTAAATAATAATCTTCATAGTTTAGGTTTTGTCTGGTGGGTCGGTGTCGTTGAAAATAGAAACGACCCTGATATGCTTGGTCGTTGTCAAGTTAGAATTATTGGTTTTCATACTGAGGATAAAACTCAACTACCTACAGAAGACTTGCCTTGGGCGTATCCAATGTTGCCCGTTACTTCCGCATCAATATCTGGCATTGGTCAATCACCAGTAGGGCCAGTTGAAGGAACATTTGTTATTGGATTCTTTAGAGATGGCGAATCGGCACAAGAGCCTGTTATGATGGGTTCAATTGGAGGAGTTCCGATTGAGAAGATTCCAGACAGCGAAGGATTTTCAGACCCCAAAGGTGTGTATCCAAAGTTCTTCAACGAACCCGATACGAACCGTCTAGCACGACACGATTCGAAGATTAATAGCGATACTATAGTCATTAAAAAAGAAGGTTCTAGAATCACTGGCGTGCCAATAGCAAATGGAGGTAGTTGGAATCAAGTAACTATTCCATATAATTCAAAATATCCATTCAATCATGTTTACCAATCGGAAAGCGGTCATGTATTGGAATTTGATGATACTCCTGGTTCAGAAAGAATTAACAAATATCATCGTGCAGGAACATTTGAAGAAATTGATGAAAACGGAACAAGAGTAAATCGTATAGTCGGAGATAATTACGAAATCATTGAGAGAAATGGTTTTGTATACATCAAAGGTAAATGTAATGTTACTGTAGATGGAACAGCAAATATTTTAGTTAATTCAAACGCAAACATTGAAGTAAAGGGTGATGTGATTGGCACATTTAGAAATGATGTTGATTTTCAAATCTCTGGAGAGTTTAATGTAACTGCTGGTGGTAATATTAATCTTCAATCAGATGCAAATATTCATTTAGATACTCCGAACGGAGAGATTCATTGGAATTCTGGTAAAACAGGATTACCATCGCCGGCTGGTCGTGCTTCAGTATCAGAAGCAGATTTTCAACAGTTAGAACCAAATGGTCGTGGTGAGGCCGCCGCCTTAGAAATTTTTGATGAAGACTTTAATCCCGAGAAAGCAATTGAATTAATTAAATCCGGAGTTCTTAAAGCGGAAGAAGTAAATAAAGTTGAAAAAGCAGATAAACCTGTAGATGAACAAAAAGGAAGTCCTAAGAATGTTCCTGCTACATGTGATGCATTTAAAACTCAAACAAACTTCCCCGATTCAATGATGCTGTCCGCAAATGTCAATTTAGGTATGTTATCTTCTAACGCACCGGCACAGAGACATACGGTTGCGGCACAAAAAGGACTCACTAAAGCAGAAATTGTATGTAATCTTAAAGGTGTTGCAGAAAATATTTGCGAACCTATTATCGCCAAGTATGGCAAGGGCAATGTTTTATTTACTTCAGGATTTAGATTAGAAGCGGCCGCCACAGGAACTTCTCAGCATCCTTTTGGTCAAGCAGTTGATATGCAATTCCCAAGTTTATCTAAAATGGATTATTATGAAAGAGCGAGAGAGATTAGAACATTGTTAAGTAACTTTGACCAACTTCTACTTGAATATAAGACTACGGGAACAGGCAAACCTTGGATACACATTTCATTTAAGTATTCGGGTAATAGAGGTCAAGTGTTGACATTGTTTAACGGAAGAACTGCCGCACAAGGTCTTACACAAATGGGTGATAAATAATGCCATCAGTAGCAAGATTTGATGACTTAGCAGAGGAACATCCTTGCGGAATAACAGCGAATCCAGAAATGGTTTCTTCTAATGTGTTCTGTAACAATATTCCTGTGCATCGTCTTACGGATTTAAATAGAACGCATTTATTTTTGGCGCCCCCTATTTGTATTCCACACCAGACACCATTGGTTGTGGCGTCAGAAAATGTCTTTGTAAATAACTTGGGATGTGCAAGAGTTGGTGATATCTATGATTGCGGTTTAGCAATTGTAGAAGGTTCCCCAAATGTTTTCTGTAATGGAAATTAACGGATAAATATTCAAATGGCAACAATCTCAAGAAAAACAACCGACTTTGTAGATTTGGACTTGAACATGTTCAAGGTTCCTTTGACCAAAGATGTGTCTAAAAGAACCGATGAAGAAGCGGTCAAAGCCGCTATTAAAAATTTAATATTGACCAGACCTTATGAAAGACCTTTTCATCCTGAGATTGGTTCTGGTATTATGGGTTTATTATTTGAACCAATGACTGTTGTTACAACGCAATCATTAAAAAGAACAATTACAGATGTTATTAATAATTTTGAACCTAGAGCAAGATTAGATAAAGTTGATATTATAGCGAAACCTGATAATAACGAATATAAAGTTTCAATATATTTCTACTTGGTCAATGGGCAAGAAATTATCAGTATAACTACCTTCCTTAAAAGGTTAAGATAAGATGGCAGAATTTTCAAAACTAAGAATTTCAGAATTAGACTTTGACCAAATCAAATCTAATTTAAAAACATATTTAAAAAATCAAGACACTTTCAAAGACTATAACTTTGAAGGTTCGGGTCTTGCTGTTCTTTTAGATATTCTAGCATACAATACTCATTACAATAACTATTATGCCAATATGCTTGCTAATGAGATGTTTTTAGATTCTGCTGTTAAAAGAAACTCCGTAGTTTCTTTAGCAAAACAATTAGGTTATATTCCTAATTCAGCAAAAGCATCGACAGCGGTAGTTAATATTACACTTTCAAGCGTTCCAGGAAACCCTGCGTTTGTTACTTTACCAAAAGGTGCAAGATTAAAAACTTCGGTTGGTGGAGTAGGTTATTCTTTTAATGTGATGGAAGATGTTTCTGTTGCTAGAAACGCAAGCAATCAATATGTGTTTTCTAATATCACGATTAAAGAAGGCACATATATTTCGATGAATTATACTGTAAATAATATTACTGCCACTTATACAATACCTGACGAAAATATTGATGTTTCAACATTAAAAATTAGAGTTAAGACTTCTTCATCATCAGTTGACGCAACAACATACACAAAAGCGTCTGACATTTTTGAAGTTAAACCAACAAGCACAGTTTACTTCTTAGAAGAAATTGACAAAGGTTTATTTGAAATTGCTTTTGGTGATAATGTTCTTGGTAAACAACTATCTGTTGGAAATATTATTACTGCTGAATATTTGGTTACTAATAGAGATGAACCAAATTCTGCAACATCATTTACTTTAGCGGCACCAATTGCAGGCACATCTAGTGCCGTGATTACTCTTGTGAGTTCGGCCGCAGAAGGTTCTGGAAAAGAAACTGTCGATTCAATTAAATTTAATGCTCCAAAATATTATTCAGCACAAAATCGTGCGGTTACTGCCGAAGACTACAAAGTATTAATTCCAAAACTTTATACTAATGTGGATTCTGTTCAAGTGTGGGGCGGTGAAGATAATGACCCTCCTGCATATGGTAAAGTAGTTATTTCTATTAAACCAAAGTCTGGTTATTTCTTAACAACATCTACAAAAGAGTTTATTAAATCTACGGTTCTAAAAAGTAGAAACATGGTTTCTATTGTTCCAGAGTTCGTTGACCCCGAATACATTTATGTCCAATTGAATGTGTCATTCTATTATAATCCAAATTTAACAAATTTATCTGAAAGTGCATTGAAGGCAAATGTAACTACAGCAATTAGAAACTATAATATATCTGATTTAAATAAGTTTGATAGCGTGTTTAGACATTCAAAGTTGTCAAGAATTATTGATAATGTTGACCCTGCCGTATTAAATAATACATCAACAATGAGAATGAAAAAAGAAATTACTGTAGATTTTGGCACTCCAACAAAATACGATATTAAATATTATAATCCTATTTTTACTCAAGGTTCCGATACTGTTGCAAACATTTCAAGCACCGGATTTAAAATTGCTGAAAGAACTGAGACTTTATATCTGGATGATGATGGTGCTGGAAAAATTAGAAGTTATTATATTCAACCAGGAACAAACACAAAAATTATTGTCAATCCAACACTAGGAACTGTCGATTATGTTCAAGGTGTTATTGCTTTAACACAATTAACAATTACCGATACTGAAGACGGAACATCTTATTTCTCAGTTTTTGCTACACCAAACTCAGACAATTTAGTTTCTGTTCGTAATCAAATCTTTTTAATTGAAGATAGTAGTGAGGGTATTGTTGTTAATGCAATCGTTGATAAAGTAGCAACAGGAGAAGCAAGTGCAGGTACAGATTACACAATCGTATCTAACTCTAACTTGTCTTCAGTAGGAACAGTAGTAAGAACATCTAACTAATATGCCAACAAGTTTAAAAGACACCGTTTCAGCAATTGTATCAGAACAATTGCCTGAATTTGTTCGTGCTGATTATCCTACATTCGTTGCATTTTTAGAAGCATACTATGAATTTATGGAGCAAAATCAAAATGCTCTAGAATTAGTTCGCACAGCAAAACTAAACGCCGACATAGATACATCTATTGACGAATTTGCTGAACAATTTAGAAAACAGTATCTTGTTCAACTTCCAAAAAATATTCTTTCAGATAAAAGAAAAGTAGTTAAGTTTATTCGTGAATTTTATACTGCCAAAGGTAGCACAAAATCATATGAGTTACTTTTCAGATTGTTATATAACGAAGGTATTGAATTATACTTTCCAAAAGTTGACATGCTTAGAGTTTCTGATGGTAAGTGGGCAATAGATGAAATTCTTGGAGTTAAAAATCTAGTAGGAGATTCAAGTAAATTAATTGGTCTTCAAGTAACTCAACCAGACAATCCCACAGACCCAAATATTAACTTAGCAACTGCAATTGTAGAGAATGTGATTTCATTCCAAGTTGGTCCTACAACAATCACACAATTGTATTTGACAAAGCGCAGTATTGTTGGAACATTCTTAGCAGGACAAACTATTACCGCAACAGTTCCAGAAACAAACGCTGTAATTTCAATGACGGTCGATTCGATTATTAATAATGTAACTGTTACAGAAGGTGGTAACTATCACTCAGTAGGAGAAACACCAATTCTTTCTGGTGGCGGTGGTACTGATGCTATTTTAGATGTTACTCAAATTAATAAAGGTGTTGTTGAACAAATTATTATTGATAATGCTGGAACAGGATATGCCGCTGGTGATGTGATTGTTTTTAACAACACAGGAACAAACGGTGGTGGTGCTGTTGCTCTAGTAAAAAGAGTTAACGGTCAATTTATTCAAGAAAATGGAACAGATGGAATCTTAAAAGAAGATGGAACTTCTTTCTTAGTTGAATCTGGTGCTGGCGACATTACTGCAATTGACTTGGTAAATGGTGGTTATAATTATCAAAAAACTCCTACAGTAACAATTACATCCACAGCAGGCACTGGTGCTAAACTTATTGTTCAATCAGATTCTATTGGTAAAATTTTAGAAGTTGCAACAACTAACTTTGGAACAAGTTACTCTTCAGTTCCAAGTTACAGATTTCCAACTAATTTATTAGTGGGTAAACAAACAGGTAATTTTATATCGGGCGAAACTGTCACGACCGAACAAGGTTGTTTATTATTAGAAGACGGCAGAGAGTTTTTATCTGAAACTGATGACAGAGTTTTAAAAGAACAAAACGATGTTGTTACAGGAACAGTTAAATCTTGGGATGCAAGCAGAAATCTTCTTATTTTAGATTCGACAGATGTGTTTGGTTCTCCTGCTAGAATTTCTGGAGTTGTTTCTGGTGTGACTGCAAAAGTTTATGACTTTAAACCTGTAAATTTAAATTTAACAGTTGGACCATACGCAGTAACATATGGTAAATTTTTAAATGCTGATGGTCGTATTTCTGAGGCCTCAAAGAAAATTCAAGACAGTTATTATTATCAAGATTTCTCTTATGTTGTTAAAGTTGGACAATCTATTAATAACTGGCGTGATGCCGTCAAACGAATTTTGCATCCGGTTGGTCTTGCGTTATTTGGTGAAGTCTCTATTAGAACGACCCTAAGACCAAATCCAATTAACAGTTGGAATGAAAAATTAAATGGTTCGATGCCAAGATTCAAACAAGTAAGATTATTACTAGAATATATCTTAGGTTCAGTTGAAGTAAATATGGCACAGTCCGTTCTAACTAAAATGCTACACTCATTATCGTCAAGTAATTTAGCAATAAGAATGGGACAACCTGAGTTTATGCCTGCTCTAATTTTCCCAAGAGGATTAGACAAGTTTGTAAACTTGCCGGCAGATATTCAACTTTATAGAGACACATTAATTTGGTTAATTGGAAATGAAAAACAACCAATTAATCGAAAGATTACGAATAACTTTAGATTGGTTACAAGGGTTCTTGAATTAATACATGAGAATACTCAAGTTAAACTTGACCCATTTAATGACCACGATTCAAGACATAGTATTGAAATTCAGAAATTGATTGATGCCACTTCAAGACAATATCTCAGGTATGCTATTCTTTATGATTTTGAAATGTTGAATTTACTAAAGACAAAAACTGTTCCTACGCAACTTAATGCGGTGGTTCAATCATTCATAAAAGATGGTGACCTCTCTTATGGAGGGCATTTAGGACCAACACTATATACACTTGACAGATATAAATTTTTATTTGGACCGTATACAGAACCGGGTCTTGTTTCTATTGACCGAGGAGGATTAGTTAATAGAACAACAAAAGGCGGTTACGCCAATACAAAGATTAAAGATTTCGGAAGTATTTCAGTTTCCGACATTCTTTATAAACCAGGCCGAAAAACAAACATTTGTTTAGATGCCGAAATTAAAGGAATTGTTTCTTCTGTTGAAACTCCGCTATAAAGTTATATAAATAAATAAAAATCAATTCATTTTTCTAACCAAAAGGAATTTAAAAAATGGCCGCTATTATTACAAATAAGTTCAGATTGCACAATGCAGAGAGTTTCAAAGAAGGTTTCTCTGAGGCGTCTGCAACAAACATTTACCTATTCATTGGTCGCCCACAGGTTTGGGCCGATGAAGTCAATCCTGATACTCCACTTGACAACCAAAACACTCACTTTAATGTCTATGATGACATGATTGCTCTAAAGCGAGTTAATACTACAGATGTTTCACATTCTGTAGTTCGTAAAAATTGGGCATCAGGAACAGTCTATGACGAATATCGCCATAACTACTCTGCCGCAAGCACAGCATATTCTGGCGCAACAGACTTATACAGCGCAAACTTCTATGTTTTAACTGACGATTATAATGTCTACAAAGTTATCAGCAACAACGGAAATGCGGCATCGACAGTAAAACCAACAGGAACATCAACATCGATTCTTTCTACTGGTGATGGTTATCAATGGAAATACCTATATACAATTTCAGCGGCAGATGTGTTGAAGTTCTTATCGACAGACTTTATGCCTGTTCGTTACCTTACTTCAAACCCTGGCGTTGGTCAACCTTACTATGAGCAATATCAAGTTCAACAGGCAGCTGCCGCAATTAACGGTGCCATTCATATCGTTAAAGTAACCGCTGGCGGTTCAGGTTATGCTACAGCACCAACAGTTGCAATTACAGGCGATGGTACAGGTGCTACTGCAACAGCAACGGTTTCTGGTGGCGCAGTTACAGCAGTCACAATAACAGGCGCAGGAACAGGATATACTCAAGCATCAATTTCATTCTCAGGCGGCGGTGGTACATCAGCTGCCGCAACAGCAGTCATTTCACCAGAAGGTGGCCATGGCGCAAACGCAATCAGCGAATTAGGTGGATTCTACATTATGATGAATACTCGTTTAGAGTATGCTGATGGTTCAGGAGACTTCCCTGTAGGAAATGATTATCGCCGTATTGGTCTTGTTCGTGACCCATTTGATTATGGAACAACAACAGTTTGCACAGCAGAAACAAGAACCGCAACTAAAACATTAACGCTTCAGGCTGGCGTAACAGGCACATTTACAGTTGATGAAAACATTGTAGGTGGAACATCTGGCGCAGTAGGTAAAGTTGTTGATTACAACAGCACAACAAGAATTATTAGATATTATCAAGATATTTCAACAGGATATACTGTATTTGGTAACTCAGAAAATGTGGTTGGTGGAACATCTGGTGCTACTGGAACAATTTCTACTAAAGGAAATCCTGAAGTTCAACCTGATTCGGGTGACATTCTATACATTGAAAATAGAAGAGCTATTAATAGAGCATCAGACCAGATTGAAGATATTAAATTAATTGTTGAATTCTAAGCAATAAATAATATCTGATTATCTCGTTGTAATTTAAAACCGAAGGAAGAATTTAGATGGCGCAAAGCTTAGACTTTAATGTATCACCATATTATGATGATTTTGAAGCGACTAATGGTGCAAAAGAAAAAAATTATCACCGCATTCTCTTTCGTCCTGGATTTCCGGTTCAGGCGAGAGAGTTAACACAAATTCAGTCGATTCTTCAAGAGCAAGTCGGAAGATTTGGTAGCCATGTATTTAAAAATGGTTCTCAAGTTATTCCTGGTGATATTTCTTTAATTAAAAATCTAACTTATTTAAAAATTCAAGACACATATCAATCGTTGTCTGTTGAATCATATCGTGCCAGTTTTTTAAATAAGATTATTACCGGTGTTAATAGTGGAGTAAAAGCGAGAGTTGTTGCAACAGTTGCCGCTACTGCTTCAGACCCAATCACATTAATTATTAAATATATTTCTTCCGGAAGCACAGAAAATGAATTCCTTCTTGGTGAATCTTTTATTTCATACAATGCTGATAATACAACAGCACAAAATCCTTCATTAACAACAAGTCAAACTACTGAAATTGGTGCTAGTCTTTTCTTAACTGAAGATACTACTGGCACTCCTTCAATGGTAAAAATTGTTGAAGGTGTTTACTACATCAATGGATTTTTTGTTGCAAACTCTACTCAAGAATTAATCTTAGAAAAATACACATCAAGAGCATCTTATCGTGTAGGTTTTAATATTTCTGAAACCACAATATCTCCAGAACAAGATGTAACATTAAAAGATAATGCTATTGGGTCAACAAACGAATCTGCTCCTGGCGGTCACCGTTTTAAGATTGATATCACTCTCACAAAATTACCTTTAACTTCAACTGCCGATAAAAACTTTATTGAATTGTTGAGAATTGACAATGGTACCATTGTTAAACAAGTTGAAAAATCTGACTACGATGTTTTAGAAAAAAACTTAGCTCGTAGAACATTTGATGAATCTGGAAACTACGAAGTAAGAAAATTTAAATATCATGTTCGTGAACATTTAAATAACGGTTCAAACGATGGTGTATATTCTGTCGATAATGGTGGAGATGAAAGTTTAGTTGCTGTTGCTATTGAACCAGGAAAAGCATATGTTCAAGGTTATGAAATTGAATCAAAAGCAACAAAATATCTTCCAATCAAAAAAGCAAGAGACTTTGTTCGTGTTCAAGATAAACCTATTAACACACCAATTGGTAATTATGTAAGAATTACAAAC